GCAAGGCCAAGCTGCACCCAGAGCCAAACGCGCAGGACGCGCTAATTACAATGAAAGCCGCACGCATTAAAGGCCATAGCTACCGCGATATTGCTATTATCGTAGCAAAGCGTCATGGTATCACGGTCAGCCATCAAACAATCGCACGAGTAATCAGGGGAGATAAAAATGCAGAAGTCTGAACCGAACTTCTTTCTGGAGTTTTTGAAGAAGTATCGTGATGATCCCGTCGGGTTCGTGCGCGATATTCTAAGAACCAAGCCAGACCCCTGGCAAGTTGACTTTCTCAAAGCAATTAGTTCAGGAAACCGTCGTATCTCTGTGAGGTCAGGCCACGGTGTAGGTAAGTCTACAGCCGCAAGCTGGGCCATGCTGCATTACTTCCTGACGCGGTATCCCGTGAAGGTTGTCGTCACTGCGCCGACATCTGCACAGTTGTTCGATGCGATGTTCGCGGAACTGAAGCGATGGGTAAATGAACTGCCCGAAGTGCTGAAGGTTCTGATCGAGGTGAAGGCCGACCGTATCGAACTGAAGGCTGCGTCAAGTGAAGCGTTTATCTCCGCCAGAACGAGCCGAGCAGAAACGCCGGAAGCGTTGCAGGGTATCCACGCCGACAACGTGCTTCTTGTAGCGGATGAAGCGTCGGGTATTCCAGAGAGTGTGTATGAAGCTGCGTCCGGTTCTATGTCGGGCCACAATGCGACGACGCTTCTTTTGGGCAACCCGACGCGAAACAGCGGGTTGTTCTACGATACGCACAACCGCTTGAAGGGCGAATGGAAAACCTTCCACGTTAGTTGCCTTGATAGTCCCCGCGTATCCGATGCGTTTGTGAAGGAGATGCAGCTACGGTATGGTGAGGATAGCCCCGCCTATCATGTGCGTGTTCTTGGTAACTTCCCGCCGCGTGAAGAAGATACGGTTATTCCTGTCGAGTTGATTGACAGCGCCATGAACCGCGAAATCAAGATCGCCAAGCAGACGCGAAGTGTATGGGGCCTAGACGTTGCGCGTATGGGTTCCGATGCTTCCGCGTTAGCCAAGAGACGTGGCCCAGTTGTCGAAGAGATACAGACTTGGAAAGGTCTGGACCTTATGCAACTAACCGGCGCGGTCGTGGCGGAGTTTGAGGCTCTTACGCCGTCTGAGCAGCCAGTCGAGATATTAGTCGATAGTATCGGGCTGGGAGCCGGTGTGCTTGACCGTCTGCGCGAACTGGGCCTACCAGCGCGTGGGATCAACGTAGCGGAAAGCCCCGCGATGAAAGGGACTTACGCCAACCTACGCGCCGAGTTGTGGTTCAAGTGCAAAGGATGGCTGGCGAACCGTGACGTTAAGATACCAAAGGATGAACAGTTGTTCGCCGAGTTGGCGTCGCCGCGCTATACCTTTACCTCTTCTGGCAAGATGCAAGTAGAGAGTAAGGAAAGCATGAAGAAGCGGGGGCTACCCTCGCCAGATAAGGCGGATGCTCTGTGTCTATGCTTGGCCACTGATGTATCTACTATTATGCACGGCTATTCTATGGCCAACAAGTCAGGTGCGCTGCGTAGAAATATACGGGGCATTGTTTGACATAAAGTAAAGATGTGGTATATTTGTTTTTGCTCGGCAGGTTTTTCTCTCTCCCTCTCCTGCCGAGCATCATAGGCAGCTAGGGTGTGCGCGGTTTAGCCGGTAATAGCGACAGAACGACAGGATGCTGCCCCGTTTGTTCGTCCCGCCGCCACCCCTTTTTTGCTTTTCTTTAAATGTTATGCTATAGTTATCCACAAGGGAGCGTACTCGTGGATACTAAAACTTGTTCAACATGCAGCGAAGAGAAGCCAATTGCGAACTTCTATCCTCAGAAGCGGCAATGCAGGGTATGTATACGCGATTATCAGCGCCGCTTCAGGGCCACACGCCCAGATTACCACCACGGCAGAAACCTTAAACAGCGATATGGTATTAGTGTTGATGAGTACGAAACCATCATTGCTAGTCAAAATTCTGCTTGCCCTATTTGTGAGGTAGAAATATCTGATACATTAGCGTATAAGGGAAAGCGACCAGTTGCTGTTGACCATAACCATGAGACGGGTGAGGTTCGCGGCATACTTTGTTTGAAGTGTAATTTAGTTCTTGGCCACGCGAGAGAGAATACAGATATTCTTTACAAGGCCATTGTGTACTTGAGCGAACGCGGCGCGTATACGCCAAAGAAATAGGTTTGATCGAATGGTTGCGAAGCGTTTTCAAAATCCAAAGGGTGGCCTCAACGAAGCGGGGCGTAGCTTCTTTAAGAAGACCGAAGGGGCCAACTTGAAAGCGCCTGTTAAATCAGGTGATAATCCACGGAGGGCATCATTCTTAGCGCGCATGGGAAACACACCGGGGCCGGAGCGTAATGCGAAAGGCGAACCGACCCGCCTTCTCTTATCGCTGCAAGCGTGGGGTGCGTCATCTAAAGCAGACGCGAAGTCCAAAGCCAAATCTATATCCACTCGTAACAAGGGGAAATCAAAATGAAGATGGGTCTGTATGCAAACATTGCGGCCAAGAAGGATCGCATAAAAGCTGGTTCTGGGGAAAAGATGCGCAAGCCTGGAACAAAGGGCGCTCCTACTGCGGCTGCTTTTAAGGATGCTGCCAAAACCGCCAAGCCAATGAAAGCTAAAAAGAAGTGAAGGGCGTAAAGCACTATCTGCCGAATGGCACGGAGTGGAAAGGCGCTACCCATAAAATGGGTACGGCTTTGTATTCTGGCAAAGAGCACGGCAGTACTTCTAAAAAACTTATGCACGCTAAAGACATCAAGGCAAAAAAGAAGTAATGCCGGGTATTCTTGATATGATCGGCGCTCAAGCCGCGCCCGCAGCAGCGGAGTTGTTTGTCGTCGGCAAACCAAAGGGTTTGCTTGAGTCCGGTAATATCAACATACTTGACCGCCCAAAGGTTAAACTTCCTGACGGCAGTGTGGCGACCGTTCACTCAATGTCATTTGAGGACAAGAATGGTAATGAAGTTCTTGTTCCGATGGTTAGCCCTGACGGCAAAATGATGTCACAGAGTGAAGCGGTTGCCCTTTATAATAAAACTGGGCAGCATCTTGGGAAATTTAAAACTCCAGATTTGGCAACGGATTATGCTATGAAGCTGCATGATCAGCAAGCCCAGTATTACGGGATTAAATAATGGCATATCGTAGTAATCGTAAACCGACCAAGGCTGAAACAGCTAACAATAGCCGTATGTATCAAGATACGGGTGTTCCTAATGCTAATTCGGAAAACGAAGACGCCGAAGAGTCTGAAATGGAAGACGAGCAGGTAGAAGAACCTGTATCTGAAGAAGACCTTGCGAATATCATTAAGGCCGAGATCGTTGACGCCGAAGAATATATCGACGACATTATTTCACCGCAGCGTGCGCTTGCTGGCCAATACTATAAAGGCGAACCTTTCGGCAACGAAGAAGAAGGCCGGTCGCAGGCAATCTCTATGGATGTACGCGATACTGTACAGGCCATGATGCCGTCGATCATGCGCGTATTCTTTGCCGCAAACAATGTTGTCGAGTTCGCGCCGAACGGCCCAGAGGATGTAGAGAACGCCGCGCAGGCCACAGAGTATGTCAACTACTGCCTGACACGCGACAACAACCTATTCAACGAATGCCATTCGACATTTAAGGACGCACTGATCCGTAAGAACGGGATCATGAAAGTCTGGTGGAATAACGACAAAGATGTCACGACCCATTACTTCACCGGCCTAGACGAAGCTACCTTCTCCGTCCTTCAGTCCGATGCTACCGTCGAAGTTAAGGACGTAGAGATTACTTACGGCGAAGTGCCAATGATGCCGCCGGAAATGATGGGTATGCCAGCCCCACCCCCGCCCGCAACATACGACTGCACCGTTGTTCGTACAGTTGAGAAGGGCCGTCTGTGCGTTCAGTCCGTACCGCCAGAAGAGTTTCTGATTGACCGCCGTGCGCGCTCGATTGAGACAGCCGAATTTGTAGCCCACCGCCGTTACGTTACGGTATCCGATCTTGTTAAGATGGGCTACGATTTCGATGAGGTTCAAGACCTTGGCTACGAAACGCAGGATGATTTTGGCGGTAACGAAGAAGCCTTCGACCGTAACCCGCAAGCATTTACGAATATCACAGGCCGCACCGATACGTCCTCGCGTAAAGTCCTCTACATTGAGGGCTATGTGTACGTTGACATGGACGGCGACGGGATTGCGGAACTTTGCCGCGTCTGCGTTGCTGGCTCGGCTAACAAGGTTCTGCACTGGGAACCTTGCGACTTTATCCCGTTCGTAGACTTCTGCCCCGACCCAGAGCCACATACCTTCTTCGGTATGTCGATGGCCGACGTGACGATGGACATTCAGCTTATCAAGTCAAACATCCTGCGTAACACGCTCGACAGTTTGGCTCAGTCGATCCACCCGCGTACTGGCGTTGTTGAAGGCCAAGTAAACATCGAAGACGTGATGAACACCGAAGTTGGTGGCATCATTCGTATGCGCGCACCGGGCATGGTGCAGCCATTTACGATTCCGTTTGTTGGCCAGCAAGCCTTCCCGATGCTGCAGTACATGGACGAACTGCGCGAGAACCGCACAGGTATCTCAAAGGCTGCGGCATCGGGAAG